AACCATAAATATTTGATTATTAACAAAGGTATGTTATAATCAACTATGGACCACTACAAAACATTAGGCGTTGACCGTAACGCATCACCCGACGAAATTCGTCAAGCGTATAAAAAACTAGCAAGTATTCATCACCCAGACAAGGGTGGTGATACTGCTAGATTTCAAGAAATTCAATCAGCATACGAGACATTAAGTGACCCTCAGAAAAAATCTGAGTACGATATACCAAAAGGCGGTTTCCCTGGCGGTGGCTTTTCATTTAATGGTTTCCCTGGTGGATTTAGTTTCCAAACTGGACCTATGAATATAGATGATATATTCGGTCAAATGTTTGGTGGACAAAGGCATCATCACACCCCAACTTATAAAACAGTTGTAAATCTTACACTAGAACAAGTGTATAATGGTGATCAGCAAACACTAAATTTTGCAACAAATACAGGCCCAAATAGTGTCCGAATCGATATACCAAAAGGTATAGAAAACGGACAGCAATTACGATATGATAATCTTATTCCCAACGGAGTATTAATCGTTGAGTTTAGAATTTACGATCACCCTAAATTCCAAAGAAACGGACTTAATTTGACAAGTGAAATTGAAGTTGACGTACTAGATTTAATTATAGGTACTACAATTGATTTTCAAACTATTTCTGGTAAAACGTTTAATGTATCAATTAAACCAAAAACACAACCCAATACAACATTAAGAATTACAGGACAAGGTTTGACGAATGGACATTACAATGGAGACCAAATGTTATTGATAAAACCCTTCGTTTCTGATAACATTGATAATGATGTGATTATTAGTATTCTAAAATCTAAAAATAAAGGAAATTAAATTGAATAGTTCAGTAGAAATTGAATCAATCATTGAGCAAGCTATTATTATAGCCAAAGATCGTTCTCACGAATATTGCACAGTGGAACATCTATTGCTTTCGTTGATGAAGCATACGCCATTCAAAAAATGCTCAGAGCAGTTTGGAATTGACGTTGAAAACTTAACCAAAGAGTTGATTGCGTATTTGGATAGTTTAAAATCTATTGTACTTAATGTAGATCAAGGGCAAGAAATTCATCCCAAAAAGACAAACAGCCTTGAACGTGTTATCAATCGTAGTGTAACTCAAGTATTGTTTACAGGTAGAAAAAATGTAACTACCGTAGATTTGTATCTCAGTATTATGAGTGAAAATAATAGCCATGCTCATTATTTTCTGTTGAAATACGGTATGACTAAGAACGAATTTCTACCACATTGGCAAAAAACATATAAGGGTGCTGAGTACTCAGGTAACCTTACAGACAGTCAAGCAAATGAAATTCTTGATGAATACACAATCAATCTTACTAAAATGGCTCAAGAAGGCAAACTTGAACCACTTATTGGTCGTACTACTGAACTCAATGATATCATCAATGTTCTTGCAAAAAGATTTAAATCAAATGTATTGATGGTAGGTGATCCTGGTGTAGGTAAGACTGCAATTGCAGAAGGTCTTGCTACTATGATTATTGAAGATGCAGTTCCTGAGTTTTTAAAGAATCATGAATTGTATAGCCTTGAAGTTGGTATGTTACTAGCAGGATCAAAGTATCGCGGTGATTTTGAAGAAAAAATTAAGAACATCATTGATGCACTGAACACTAAGAAAAAAGCTATTCTATTCATTGATGAGGCACATACAATGAAAGGTAGTGGCAATACTAATAATGGTTCAATTGACTTTGCAAGTATGATTAAGCCTGCAATTACTAAAGGCACACTTAAGATTATTGCAAGCACTACTTGGGAAGAGTATTACGAAAGCTTTGAAAAGGATCGTGCATTGATGCGTAGATTCTATCGTGTTGGCATTGATGAACCAAGCACAGATAGCACCATTCGTATTCTACGTGGACTAAGTGAGCGCCTAAATGATTTTCATAATGTAAAAATTACTGAAGAAGCTATTGAGGCTAGTGTAGATTGTTCGGCACGTTATATTCATGATAGGAAGAATCCTGATAAGTCAATTGATTTACTTGATGCAGCCTGTGCAAAACAACGTGTTTTGGAAAACAAAGAAGCAGAAATTACTAAAGAGTTAATCTATGAACAAGTTGAACGATTCACAGGCGTTCCTGCAGATAAACTCAGTAATGATTTTAGCGACAGAGTGAAGAACCTAGAACAAAATGTCAAAGACAAACTGTATGGTCAAGACGATGCAGTTAATAAGGTTCTTGAAAGAATTTATGTAAGCTTTGCTGGCATTAACAATGAAACGAAACCAGTTGGTAGTTTCTTGTTCTTAGGACCTACAGGTACAGGTAAAACTGAACTTGCAAAATTGTTAAGCAAGAATCTTGATATGCCATTGCTCAAGTATGACATGAGTGAATATGGTGAGAAGCATAGTGTAGCAAAACTCATTGGAGCACCTCCCGGCTATGTAGGCTACGGAGAAGGTAACTTAGGTGGTGGTAAGTTGATTAATGATCTATCTAAAAATCCTTATTCAATTCTGTTATTTGATGAAGTAGAAAAAGCACACCCAGAAGTGTTTGACATATTCTTACAATTGCTTGATGAAGGTCGCATTACAGGTAGTAACAGTAAAGAAGCTAATGCTAAAAACTGTATCATTATTATGACAAGTAACTTGGGTGCAAGTGATAGTGAAAAGAACGCTATTGGATTTGGATCTCAGGAAAAAACAGGTGAAGATGAACGTGCTATGAAAGAGTTCTTCAAACCTGAATTTAGAAATAGGCTTGATTTAATTTGCAAATTCAATAAACTTGATAAGCTTGCTATTAAGAAGATTGTGGTTAAGTTTGTTGATGAACTTAAAAAATCACTTAAATCAGCACATGATATTACTCTTAATTTGAGCGAGCCAGTTGTTGAGTATCTTGCAGAAGTTGGTTATGATAGTAAAATGGGAGCAAGACCATTGTCACGTAAAATTGATGAGTTGATTAGAGTTCCATTGTCTAAGAAAATTGTATTTGAGAGTGTGAAAAATTCTAATGTATTTGCAGTGTTAAATGGTGAAGAAATAGAATTTAATATTGCACCTAAAGTAACTGCATTTGTTGGATATGATGGAGTAATCACAGTTGAATAACATCAAAGTTATTACTAAAAATAAGTTATACTATGGAAAGTATAAGTATAGAGCCTATTTATGTTATCCTGATATCTGTTTGATGCGTTATACAAAAACTGAGAAAGAGTTAGATAAAGCAATCGGCTTGCGTAAAACTTATAGTTTTGGAAGGATGATGTATGAAGATTCCATAAACAAAGAATTTTTACTTAAATTAATAAATTGGCGCAATAATATACCTAAAGAACGTGCAACAGTCAGAATAGATTATTCTTGTATAAGTGTTTATAGCAATGATTTAGAAATTATTAAATCCTTAGAACCATTGGCACCTAGTTCAGTTCATTATTCAGAGATAAAAGTAGAGGGTGACGTGGGTATTCTTTTACGTAATAATCCTAAACATAAATTTAGGACGTATTTTAGGAGCAAAACAGTTCCCGACGGATTTCATGTGGAACTTGAGAACTTTTTGCAACAATATAGTAAATCAGCACATCCTACGGGAAGTTTGAAAAAGTGGCTTAAAACATCAGGTCCCGCTACATGGCGACTTCGCTATTTGGACGCTTGTTTTTTCATAGATTACGACAGTGAAGCCTTTTTGTCCGTACTCGCATTGAATTTTAGTGAGTATTTGGGCAAAACTTATAAAGTAGAACAGCGATAGATTTTTTGATAAATACTCTATTAATGGAGTGTTTACCATGGCTAAAATCGTAGAAGATGTACTAGTTATAAAGTTAAGTAAAATTGTTAAGGACAGTGACACAGATGAGTCAAAAATAGCTAGTCCTGAAGTTCAGGCAGCATTAGAACAAGTAGTACAAGAATTAGTTGGCAACTCTGTAGTTGTGGAAGTGATAGAAACATAATGTCACAAGCCACTACACTTATCCTGCTATCTCAAACTCCTTTTGGATCAGGTCCAAATATTACGGGCACCCGACAGCCCGCTGCTTCCTATTATTTAGGAAAAAGCGACTTACAAACACTTACTTGGAACTTTACTAATGTAACTGCTACAGTAGTTGTACAAGCAAGTTTGTCAGAGAATCCTACAAATTCAGATTGGTTCAATGTTTACACGTTAAGCCCTAGTTCAACTACTGAGTTAGGATACTATAATCTTTCTGGTAATTTTGTTTGGCTAAGAGTTAATATTACTAACTTTACAACAGGTGTAATTCAATCAATAAAGGTCAGCTATTAAATGACTACTAAAATGTTCTTTGAAGGTGGCAATGTAGTACCTGATGCCAAACCAATCACACGCAAAAATGTTCAGACTGTAGTTAAAAATCTACAAGGAATAATGCCTAAGGGTATTAATGTTTATCCTATAGGTAGTGCAGGTAAAAAAGATGTAAGCAGCGATATGGATGTTCTTATTGACGCAGCAGAATTAATGAAAATCTTTCCAGTGAAAGATTTAAAAACAGCAAGACAGGGTTTAGAGAATTACTTCAAAGAAAATGGATACTTTGCTGCACGTACTGGAGTAAGTGTGCATGTTGGTATACCTACAGGTGAAGGCGGTGATGTAACACAAGTAGACATTATGGCTGTAGAAAACGCAAGAGATGTAGTACCATTACATACACATGATTACAGCAAAGACGCTACTATGAAAGGTGGCACATTACATGGTATATGGGCTGATTTAACTAACATGAGTTCATTACCAGAACATCCTAGCTTAATGATGAGTCCATACAAAGGATTAGTGGATCGTCAAACTAAAGAATTGATTACAAGCAACAAAGACAAGATAGCAAAAATAATTATTGGACCTGAAGCAAGTGCTGAAGATATGGGTAGCGTACATTCTATTCTAGCAGCATTGAGAAGTAATCCAGAGAAATATAAAGCCATCAAAGATAAATGGGCACCTAACATTGAGATGAATGAAGATGTCCGTAGTTGGTTTAGATACACATTGAATTTATTAAAATGAAAATACAATCATTACTAGAAGCTGCAGGACAAGTAGGTCGCAAGTATCAACATGTTGAGGATCTAGTAATAGCCAACGGTAGCAATGGTGGATTACATGCAGTAGAACGTATGCGTGACATGGCACAAAATTATGGCACTATAGAATTAAAATGGGATGGTATGCCTGTTGTGTATTGGGGTCGTGATGATAATGGTACATTCTATATGATACCTAAAAATGCATGGCAATATTTAAAATCAGGCACAATGCAAACTAAAGCAGGTGCATCTACACTAACTAAAAGTCCACAAGATGTAATGAATTTTATATTAGGTACAGGCGGCGAAGCAGATGCTAGTCGTATGCAATTTGCAAAACAGTTTGCAAGTTTGTGGCCTTATTTTGAACAAATAAGTCCAGTACGAGGTTTTATAGAAGGTGGATTACTTTTTTATCCTGGTGCACCACCAGTATTAAATCAAAAAACAAACACATATGATTTTAAACCTAACATAACAACTTTTCATGTACCTGCAGACAGTGAATTAGGTAAGCGTATTGCGAACGCTAAAGTTATGGTTGCTGCTACTGGATATTATGATCAAATTGGAAGTGCTGAGGAAAAAAGATATGAAGATGCAGATCAACTTTCAACACAAGAAGTAATTGTTCAAGGTACAACATATGCTGAATCAATGCCGGGAGTAGACACAACTGGATTAGATAGACTTGAGCAATTCATAAGCACTAATGCACAAAAAATAGATAACTTTTTAGCACCAAAGCCAGGAATGAATAATCCAGGCGGAGAGTTATATAATTATCTAAATCAACATTTAAGAACATCAGGTTTAGTTAGAGATTTTCCAAATTGGGCACAGAACAATTTGAGTGCAAAGAAAGCACAAACAATGCTATCAGATAAAGCTGGTTACGAAGCAACATTGGGTGCAGTAGAAGCATTGACTAATGAAAAAATGAAAATAATACAGTCATTGAGTTTAGGATTGCATGGTGGTATAATGCAAACTAAACCAGAAGGCTATGCACAAGCACATCCTGAAATT